GAGAAAATCTCGGAAAACTCTGGTCCCTTGCATTTCCGTTTTCCTATCTGAAGTTTAGGATAGCGCCTGAATCTTTTCTTTTGTTAAACACTGCTCTCGATCACTCTTTTCTTTTTCATTTTCTCGACTTTAAGTCCTGTACCCAACCGGGCTACCTTTGTGGTGTAAAGGGGAACCACTAGCGAAGTTGTGGGTAGCGCCACACACTTACTTCTTTTCTTACTCTTTCCCTCAGATTCTGAAACTCTTCTCTTTCTTTTTCTTTCTTTTTGGGAATGGGTTTTGGGGAACTCTTTAGTTCCCACCTTGGCGTTGCTGCCAAGGCAAAGGCATCCCTTATCGGGGGGATGTCGGGGTGGCTAACGGCCACTCTAGCTACCGTTCAGGCTGCCGCACCTGTGATGCGGGAAGCTGTCTACACCCACCTTTGGAGGGTTGTAGATAGTGAGAAGACCTTGGTCCCTGTGACCGAGGCCACTATGATTGCTGTCCTGCGACAGCAATTGTCGTGCGATAAGGTGCGCCAACAGCGGTGCACCCCGGCATCCACCAGCCGGTTCTGCTCTTGTGGTGGAATCCCAGGGGAGGCTACCCCAACCAAAATCCTAGTGGATGAGCCCATCCCTAGGTGTCCCAATGGGCGGAACTTGTGCCGCCATGGACCTCACTGTGAAAGACACGGTGGGGACCTCAACGCCACCGTTCAGGTGGAAAGGGACGTGCTTGTGGAGGCACCCATTTGTCCACACTGCCAAGGGACAGGAATAATCCCGAGGAGTGAGCCTATGGCTCACATCCGAAGATGTTGGCGGGCCCAACGGAAAACTTATGCCCGTCCTACCAGTCCCCTCCATGAATGGATATTGGAGGAGGGTGGTTCTGTAGGTCGTTGGAGGCAGAGATGCTTTCAGTGGTCCTGCCACCCAACCCATCGCTATACGGATGGGGAATTGGTAGATCAATCTGAGTGGATGGCGGCAGCTCAGATTTTGTTTGATAATGAACATTGCCGCATCTACTATCCGAGGACAGAGTCTTGGAGGAATCCAGACCACTTGGATGGTGGAAATGGTGCCTATGCTGATTGGCACCGCCTGCCACCGAGCAAATATCATTGCTCACAAGTTTTTTCCTGGTGGCACAGGCAAAACACTCCGGGGTATGAGGAACCACTCGATACCCTTGCTGACTTTGTCAAGCCCCGAATGGGCGCCTGCTCTCTACCGATTGCTAGAGAGAGTAGGGTGGCCCCTTATGTTTGGGCTGGCAGTGTCCCGGAGGGTGATTTTAATCACTTCCTGGAGTGTTGCAATGGTCTTCAGTCCTCAATGGAGGAATTTCTTGAGCTTTTCTATGATTGTGCTGCGCACTTTGATGGAGAGCTCGAGTTTTCCCTCGATGCTTCGGAGAGACCATCCCGCGTGAGTGGGAAGCTTGGTGGGGTCCAAGTTTTGCTGACAACCCCCTCGGTCTGCATCCCCGAGAATTTGGTGAGTAACATCACCGAGGATGATTTTGATTCTCTGGAAGATGAGGAGGAGGATTCGCACATCCCTCCCTTTTTCAGGGACAATGGGCTATCAGCCCTCTATGCGAACCTGGTCCTAAAGCATGCAACGCTTGACCTTGTGATGACCGCCCCCCACCCTGATAGGGAGGAGGTCGAGGACCAGCTGGACCACCTTGAAAACAAACAAGGTGGAGAGATCATTACCACCCCTGCCTTTGTCAAGATGTTGAAGGAAAAGCGCAAGGAGGTGCGTGGTAATGAGTTCGTTAGTGGCAGTGAAGGTCGCCTTGTGCGTTCTTCGGATCTGACCCTTGACAAGAGGGATGTTTTCCTGTCGAATTCAATTCTTGAAAATTTGAAGAAGGCAGGGATCGTCAAATCTTTTGTTGGGAAGGATCCCAAGTTGACCAAGGTCTGTGTGGACATGACCAATCAACAAGAGATTGTCCGGTACCCCTCCAAGGAGATGTGCTCGGACACTTCTGGTGTCTACACAGGACAGGTCTTTACTGTCCTCAACCGGCCGCAATTTAAGGAATTGAATAAACTTGCGGAGGCCGGCTGGAAAGAGGCAAAGTCTGTTTGCCTAAATCTCCACATTAGGAGCTATGTTCCTGTGCATACCCCATTGTACGTTTTTTGCGTAATTATGTGGGGGCATAGTTCCGATGCTGAAACAGCCTCGTTGTGTGGAGCTGGTTGCTATCTGGGCGATCAGGAGGCTGCTGTGCTGGAGCTGCCATTGGTCTGCAGTCATCTTGGCAATTCTTTGGAAGACTTTGAAGCATACCAGCGTAGCTTGGTATTGTCTTCAGTTTTCTTTGGAAAAGCTGGGCTGTCTGGAGGCCAGCCAGTTTTTGGGATCACCGCTGTGGAATTCACAGAGTATATGCCTACCTCTTATGGTGGCATAACACACGAGCGGGATTCTTGGCAGGCCATGCTCAGAAACCACCAGGGCAAGGATAAGGGACGTTTTATTGCTGGATTTAACGTCGTTGATGCCCTGGAGCGCGACAAGGAAGAGCCAATTCAGATGCCCCATCTGGAATTGGAGCCCGTGCCACGTCATAGACCGGTGGTGCGTACTTTCACTGGGGAAGGGAAGCAACCCCTTGATAAAAGCCGCAGTATGCGCATACAAAGTTTCGCAGCGTTCCGTGGGGGAAGCATTCCTGTGGGGCGCCGTGTCGACAATACTGCTGAGGCCATAAAATATGAGCTGGGAAGGGCCTCTACCAGCGAGCTTGGCACATCTCTTAAGGGTCGTTTGGATGAGCAATCTAACATTCGATCCAATGATGGAGATTTTGTTTTTGTGCACACCATTGATCTACCAAATGCAGTAACGGTGGGGACGGTTCTTGCCAAGATTGATATCTTGGAAAAAATCAAAACCACCCATAGCGCGGTGTGTGCAGAATGGGTACAAATGGGATATATGGACAGAAATCTTAAATTGATTTCCCATTTGGCCCCAAGCCAATTTTGTGGGGTGGCTATATGGTACGTATTTGATGCCTACGGGCATATACCCTCCGATATAACCACCACCATTGAGCTTGATATGGTGCGCAATCTCTCACCGCACATACATGTGTTGCGAGAGCCCACCTCTGCTGTTTGGACTATTGATTTCCACCGCTATTGTGGACAAAGTTTAAATTTTGCAGGGAGGGGCTTTTGTAATCCATACTTGTGGGTGATTGCTGCAACCTCCGCTCAGCTGCCATGGTCAGCCCCGGTGGTCTATAGGTTAGAAGCCTTGGTCACTGGGGAGCGATATGTTCAGGGCCTTGCCACGGAAGGTGTTTTGGAATATCCGATATCACCGAAACATCTTCGTGATTTGGACTTGACCCTTACCCCAAGGACTATGGCAGTGGGGACGCAAGCGACCACCAATTTTCCTCTATCCTTTGCGACAAAGCAGGTTTCAGCCAGCAAGAGGGTTTCGTACTCTTATGCTGCTGGCCTGCTCTCACATTTTTTGGGAGTTGGTGGTATTCTGCATTTCAAGGTGCAGTGCACGAGCAGCGCATTTGTGAGCTCACGACTGCGCGTTGCTTTATGGGGCGCACAAATAACAATGATACAATTGTGCCAGATGCCCCACGTGGATGTTGATGTTGGGGTAACTGCGAGCCTCAAGATACAATCTCCCTTTTATGCCACGGCAAATCTGGGAGATTCTGACGCTGCATTTTGGGTGACTCCCATGAGCTCTCCTATGGCACCTGAAGCCATAGAGTCGGCTCTGGAGTATTACATCCAGATTTTAGGTATCGAGGCTGATACCCCACTGTGCCGGGCCATAAACTATAAACAGGCCTTTGGCTGGTTCACGCTTGTGCGGCGATCTACAACCAACAAGGAGATTGCCTTGAAGATACCCTCACGCATTGCCAATATTGAGTACAAGGAGGCGGAGGTTATTAACCATGTTAATGCCTTCTCCATCATGTGCGCAACTACTGGCATGCAGTGGGGAAGTCCTTTTGCACTTCACTTGGACTCTCACATGACACAAGCTGATGATCAGAAGATATGTGAGTCCCACAGTGCTGGCATTACCACTGAACACATTGGAGATATCAAGATGTGTGGTGTGCTAGCAACCAGCCAGGTAATACCCTTTGAAATAGGGTCATTTGCTGGTCCGGTAACTTCCGGTGGAACACCCTTTGAGTCCGAAAATTGGATTAGGGTGTGGAGTAAACACTGGGATTGGTTTACCTCCCTCTCTGTTTCTATAGAGGTTTTGGAGGGATTCCGATTCTATGGTCGTAGTGCAGGTCCTATGACTATACCTTCTTAGGCATTTCTTTTAGAGAATATCCAACCCACCACAAGGGGTTTTCTGTTCTTGTGGGGCTTTTAGGTGCCTAACCTACCATCCTAGTGCTTAGGCTTTTGTGGCTAGGATGATATTAAAGCCATGTAAATATTTCTTTATTTTGAGTTTTATTTCTGTTGTTTTATGTGTGTTTAATTTCGCTTTTCGTGGCGACAATAGGGTTTGTCCTTTTCCCTATTTGCTATGTTGGACACAAAAAGATTTTCACTTTATTTTGTTATTGAGAAAACCATAAAAAGC